ACCTTAAACCCGCGATTCGTCGAATGGCTGATGGGATTCCCCATCGGGTGGACCGACTTGCAGCCCTTGGCAATGCCGTCGTACCTGCGGTGGCTGCAACAGCATGGCGACAACTTAGAAAGGAGGCGATAGGCGACATCCTGTAAAATAAAACGCTGGTCGCATCGTGCGGCTGGCATCGTTGATAGGAGAGGGTTTAAGCATGGCAGATTACGCGGGATTCCTAGACTCGAAACGGCAGGCGACGAAACCCGATACGCAAATCGGGGGGGAATATAAGGGGTCGTCGCTCTTCCCATTTCAGCGGGAGCTTGTGGCCTGGGCGCTGGATCGAGGCCGAGCCGCCATCTTTGCAGACACCGGACTCGGCAAAACGGTCATGCAACTGGAATGGGCTAACCGGCTGGGGGGGAATGTGCTGATCTTGGCCCCATTGGCCGTGTCGCACCAGACGATTGCAGAGGGCAAGCGGTTCGGGATTGAGGTCGGACACTCGATAGACGGCCACATCGCCGGAACGATCACGATCACCAACTACCAGCGTCTGCACTATTTCGACTCGGCTGACTTCATCGGCGTGGTATGCGACGAGTCAGGGATACTCAAGAGCTTCGACGGGGCTACGCGGCAGGCGATCACGATATTCATGAGGCAGGTGAGGTACCGGCTCCTCTGCTCAGCGACTCCCGCCCCGAATGACTACACCGAACTGGGGACAGCGTCGGAGGCGCTTGGCGAACTCGGCCACATGGATATGCTGAGCCGATATTTCGTCAACGACAAGCGTAATGCGGCGATGGGGCGAGCCTACGGGAAGCTGATCCAGTGGCGCTTCAAAGGACATGCCGAGGAGCCGTTTTGGCGGTGGGTATGTTCATGGGCGAGGGCGATTCGCAGGCCGTCCGACCTGAACGGATACGACGATAGCGAGTTCGTATTACCGCCGCTAGAGGAGCGTCACCACTGCGTGGAATCGAGCAAGCCGCAGCCGGGGATGTTGTTTCCGATAGAGGCCATATCGCTACATGAGCAGAGGGCCGAACGGCGGCACACGGTAGCGGAGCGGTGCGCGAAGGTGGCAGAACTGGTAGACCACGGCGACCCCGCGCTGGTCTGGTGCCACCTGAATGATGAGGGAGACTTGCTCACGAGATCCATACCGGGTGCGGTGCAGGTCGCCGGTGCGGATTCAGACGATGTCAAAGAGGCGAGGCTGATGGCGTTCGTTCGCGGGGAGACGAGGGTGCTGGTGACTAAGCCACGGATTGCGGGGTGGGGGCTGAACTTCCAGCACTGCGCCCACATGACGCTCTTCCCGTCGCACAGTTTCGAGCAGTACTACCAGGCAGTCCGAAGATGCTGGCGATACGGGCAGAAGCGGCCAGTAGTGGTCGATGTGGTGACGACCGAGGCGGAACAGCGAGTACTGCGAAACCTGGAGGCGAAGGCGAAGGCGGCAGACCAGATGTTTGAGAGGTTGGTGAAATACATGCGGGACAGCCAGCACAGCATCGAGGCGGTGCGTTTCCAGAACACGGTGGAGGTTCCATCATGGCTGTAGACGACCAGCAGATCACCGACGAATACGCGGTCTATCTATCGGATTGCATGGAGGTCATGCCGGGACTGCCGGAGGGGAGCGTGGGGCTGTCGATATACAGTCCGCCGTTCGGGGGGCTGTACCACTACAGCAGCTCGGATCGCGACCTGTCGAACTGCGACGACTATGACCAGTTCTTCAATCACTATGGGTTCATCATACGGGAGATCAATCGGGTGACGGCAGCGGGAAGGATGACGGCGGTCCACTGCGCGGACATACCATCGGGCAATACCGGCCACAAGGATCACCTCGTAGATTTCACGGGCGACATCATTCGGGCGCATGAGCGGGAGGGCTGGCGGTACGTGGCGCGGTATGCGGTATGGAAGGAACCGCTGGCGGTACGTAATCGAACGATGGCTAAGTCGCTGGCGCATCGGACAGTCGTAGAGGACTCGTCACAGTGCAGCAATGCCTCGGCGGACTATGTGGTGGTGTTTAGAAAGGCTGGCGACAACGTGAACCCGATTACTCACCCGAACGGCTTCCTAGACTATGCGGGGTCGCGGCAAATACCATCGGACCTGGAGCGATACCGGGGATGGGAGGGCAACCAGATTGAGAACCGCTACTCTCACTGGATATGGAGACAGTACGCCTCGGCGTTCTGGGACGATGTCCGAATAGAGCGGGTGCTTCCGTTCAAGGAGGCGCGGGGCGAAGAAGATGAGAGGCACGTCCATCCGCTACAGCTTGACGTGATAGAGCGGATACTGGCGCTGTGGAGCAACCCAGGCGACACGGTGTTGACCCCGTTCATGGGAGTGGGTTCTGAGGTCTGGGCGAGCGTGAGGCTGGGCAGGAAGGGACTCGGGATAGAACTGAAGCCGTCCTATTACCGGCAGGCGGTAAAGAATATGGAGGCGATCAAGGACGAGCCGCGCCAAGGGCAATTCCCGATGGAAGTAGGCACCCTGTAAAATAGTAGTGTGTATATATAGCGTTGATAGGAGTTTGATATGGCAACGCAATTAGCCGAACGAGTCGATGATTTACAAAAGTGGTTTAGTGAGCGCGAGGGCCGACTGGCCCGTGTTGCGCAGGACAACCTACCGCCGGAACGGGCGGTGCAATTACTGATCGAAGCGGGGGCCGTGAACCCCAGGGTCTTGGAGTGCCGACGCCTGACGTTGTGGCGCTGTGTGCAGGTCAGCCTTGAGCTTGGCCTGCCGATTGGGGCCGCCGGCCAGCTATGGATTCTGCCGTTCAAGAACTCAAAGCTGAGCCGACAATCTGGCACCGAGCAGGTGGATGCTGTGCCGGTGATCGGGTATAAGGGGTGGGTGTCCCTGCTGGGCCGATCTGGCCTGACGATTAAGACCCGGCTGCACTACGAAGGTGAGCCGTGGGAATGGGCTGAAGGGTCCGAACAGACCTTGCGCCACCGCCCTGATGACAATGTGCGGCTAAGTGTGATCCAGGAACTGGGTGACGCGGCTACGCCCGCCGCCGTCGAGCAGATCATGAACGGCCTTGTGCGCCATGCGTACAGCATCGCCACCACGCCCAGCGGCCTGACCACGTTCGAGGTGATGAGCAGGGCCGAGCTTGAAACGGCGCAGTCAATGTCGCCCGGCAAGAACGCGCCTGATTCGCCGTGGCGCGACCCGCTGGCATGGCCCAGGATGGTCAGGAAGACGGTCTTGACCCGTCACGCCAAGGAACTGCCCATTGCGGGTAATAAAGCCGCTGAGCGGGCGGTGGCGATTGAGGGCCATATCGAGGCCGGTGGCACCATCAATGACCTGCCGGGGTTTGATGACCCCGAAGATGGCGAGCTGCAAGGGGGGGCCGGTGAAGCGTCATGACGTGGATACGACTGGACTGTTCACTGAGCCGACATCCCAAGGTGGCTCGACTGGCCCGATCCATGAACATCGGGCGGCATGAGGCGATTGGGATTCTGGTGGATTTATGGACCTGGGCGGTGGACTACTGTGACGGCGACGGCGACCTGAGCAAGTATTCCAGCGAGGAGATCCTGACCGCGCTGGGCGTAGACCAGCAGGCGGCGCTCATCCAGGTGGATTTGATCGAAGCCCTACTGACCGCCGGACTGCTTGACCGACGTGGAAAGCAGCTGACCCTGCACGATTGGGACGAGCATCAGGGGCAGTTGGTGGCCCAACGTGAGGCCAACCGGGAACGTCAGCGGCGCTACCGACAGAAGCGAAAGGGTGACATGGGCGACACCGTAACGCCATCAGATGCGACCGTTACTGTTACCAGCCCGTTACCTAATGGGGCTACGAACGAACGTACGAACGTACGAACGTACGAACGAACGGCCCGGCCTGCCGACAAGCATGATGATTATAAGATTCTGGAATTTGAGGAACTCCAGCCCATCACTGAAGGGGATTGCAAACGGTACCGGGAACTGTTTCCTGCCGTTGACCTGGATATAGAACTGGAGAAGATGTTCGTATTTCTGCAATCCGCAGCGCCATCCAAACGACCGAAGGCGAGCTTACCCAGGTTCGCGTTGAACTGGCTCCAGCGGGCCAGCAAGGATGCGGAAAAAGATAAGCCCATATCAGATCGGGAACAGCGGCGGCTTGAGCAACGTAATAAGGAGACGCAAGCACAGCTTGAAGCCCTGGCCAATACCAAGCGGGCCAGCACTGCCACCATTCGCGAGGCTCGCAAAGACATGGCCCAGGTATTTGATCCGCGTAAATGGAAACAGGGCCGTGATCGAAAGGCGGCCTCAGAATGAGATTGCCAGACCACTACAGCCAGGGGACCACCGAAACATCAAGGAAGGCCCACGCCGGCACCAATCGCAAGACCCAGCGTTATGCGGTGCTGGACTGGTGGGGTGAACAATACGATGGGGCCACCCTGCGGGAAGCGGCAGATGGCATCCAGTGGAAAGGCCACCAGATTTCCTACGGCGCATTATCAGCACGGTTCGAGGAACTGCGGGCCGATGGTCATTTGCGGCGCCGACGATTCCGGCCACCGCTGGGCATGGGGGAACAACGCAAGAACCCATCAGGCCGGATGGCCTACATCTATGAGGCGGTCACCGATGGCGCGGCTGTTGCCATAGCTGCGGTGGAATACCAGCAGCAGATCACCCTGGAACGCGGCCAGCTATGCCCGACCTGTCAGGGCCGTGGGTATATCCGCAGCGACGTAGCCCACCACGACGACCCAGGGCAGCCCATCCAACCGGAGTTGTGGTGATGGGTATGAAGCGACAACAATTGATCAACCTGCTGGGCTGCATCATCGGGTTCGTCGTATGGCTGTTGATGCTCTATTACGCGGCCTGGGCTGCGAGCCTTGCCCCATGAAAACCTATGATCATGAACACCCCAGGGCCGCGCCGAAGCTGAACCGTGATTACGATCCTGTTATTCGACAGTGGACACACCCACCTGCTCGCTGGCTGTGGTCATACCGTGCCGAACCGACGCATAGCACCTGGGAGACCGTCGCCGGAATCCTTGGGTTGGCCCTGCTGGGGCTGATGATGTGGGGGATATTCTCATGGGCATTTTGAAACGCCTGCTGATCGGGCTGGTGTTTGCGGGCGCATTGCTGACGCAAAGCTCCAACGCCTTAGCTGATGAACCGTGGCGATGGTGGTCCCATGCCAGCGCCTATGGCTCCGAGAGCGTCTGGGATGGCGGCTACTGGTCACAGGATCAGCAAAGGTGGACCGGTTACTACGGCCACCGCACATCCTGGGGATGGCATTGCGCTCTCCCTGAACACTTCGACCCGGACAGCCCGTACTACACATGGGCCGTGTTAACGCCGGCCAGCATGGGGCTGGCGAGTCGAGACATGACCTTGCTCGGCACGTGGGTGGAAATGCAGATTGAAACGCCGACCGGGGAAATGCGAACGGTGCAGATGCCTGTGACTGATGGCGGCCCCTACGGGGTCTGGTGGAATTGGGACATCCAAGATGGCGTGATTCGAGCCTTGGGCTATGCCGCCGTCGCGCCGTCTCGCTATGAGCGCACGACCGGCCCCTACTTCGGTCGGCAAGATGTGAAGGTGCGCTACCTGCCAGGCCGCTATTGCCCACGCTGGGGATATACCGATGAGCCGCCCCGTGGATGACTGCACGATAAGTTCCCCTATTAAACACGATAAGTTCCCCTATTAAAAAAGTCTGTTTTGTGCTGTATATAGGTTGACGCATTGTGAACCAAGTCTTACTATTACCTCATCAGTTAGTTGATAGGACATCAGACATGGCAAACAAACCAACACCGCAAATCGACCCACTGCCGGGCATGGGTCCACTCGGAATTCCCAAACCCCAGACAACGGCGACGAAGACCACACCGACAGCCACCCTAGTCGGCGAGCTAGTTGGCAAGATTGCAGAGCAAGCGGATCACATCAAAAACCTTGAGCGGAAGCTGGAAGCCATTTACACGCTAATCGAAATCCGTGACCGTCACACAGACGATGATGAGACAGACGTAATTACCGTGAGAATGATCCGCGACGTTCTTGGCTGTATGCCACGTTCTAAGTAGCCGAAACGCCGCGATCCATTGCCCCCCTGGGAAACTGGGGGGGCTTTTCTTATTCCAGCCACGTAGGGGCGGCTACGGGCCGCATAGGGGCGCTTTCATTGCATGGGCGACGTGTTTACCCATTACCGCTAGAATGGCGTAAAGCGGACAAAACGCGACAGCCATAAAAGGGGGACGATGAACGTACAGGATCGGGTCACCGAGATGCGGCTGGTTCCGGCTGATCAACTGATCGCGAATCCGGCCAACTGGCGCAGGCATCCGCAGGCCCAGCAACGGGCGCTGGCTGCTGTGCTGGATGAGGTTGGGTTCGCCGGCGCGGTCATAGCTCGTGAGGATGAGGATGGTGGGCTGGTCATCATCGACGGCCATGCCAGGGCTGAGATGGTAGGAGAAGCCACGGTGCCGGTGCTGGTTACTGACCTGACCGAAGCCGAGGCCGACGTGGTGCTGGCAACCTATGACCCCATCGGGGCAATGGCACAGAAAGACCACGAGGCATTCGCAACGCTGGCCGCACGCATCGACACCGCCAACGAGACGCTGCTGGGATTGCTGGACCGCACGAAGGACGGTGATACCGATCCCGATGAGGTGCCGGACCTTTCGCCAGAGGCGGCGGCAAAGCCTGTGTCAGTGGTGGGGGAAACATACGCGCTGGGGCCACATCGGGTGATGTGCGGTGATGCTACGGTGGCCGACGATATGCAGAGGCTCATGGGTGGCAAGCTGGCGCAGCTTCTGGTCACTGACCCGCCCTATGCTATCTATGGCTCATCTAGCGGGTTATCGGCTGACATTACCGATGACAAGATCGTGCGCCCGTTTTTTCGGGATGTGTTGCTTGCGGCGCAGGGGGCGACGCAGTTGTTTAGCCACATCTACGTGTTTTGTGATTGGCGCTCGTGGGCGTCGTGGTGGGAGATGGCAAAACAGACCAGCCTTGTGCCTAAGAATCTATTAGTGTGGGATAAGGGCGGCGGTGGCCTGGGAAACAACTATGCCAACACCTATGAGTTGATCGGGTATTTGGCAAATCTGCCCCAGCAGCAAGTAATGGGCGATGTGCAGGCAGGGCAACGAAGTGTTCACGCGGGCAACATTCTGAGGGCGAACAGGGCATCAGGGGCAGACCGCCAACACAATGCGGCCAAGCCGGTGGATTTGCTACAGCAGCTTATAGAAAACTCCAGCGATCAGGCTGACATTGTGCTGGATATGTTTTTGGGTTCCGGCTCGACCCTGATCGCAGCCGAACAGACAGGCCGCACCTGTTACGGCATGGAAATTGACCCACGATATGTGGACGTGATCCGGCAGCGGTATGCGGAGTTTGTGGGCGATCCGAGTCTGGCTCCTGATGGCTGAACGTAAAGGATGAATGTTCAGGATCGCGTGGTCGAAATGCGGTTGGTTCCAGCCAGCGAGTTGTCGGCACACCCATCAAACTGGCGGCAGCACCCCAAGGCGCAACAGCGGGCGCTTACCGCCATTCTCGATGAAGTCGGGTTTGCTGGCGCGGTGCTGGCTCGTGAGAACGACGACGGGCAACTAATCATTATCGACGGACACGCCCGAGCAGAAATTGTAGGTGATGCAACTATTCCGGTTCTTGTAACCGATCTCACAGAAGCAGAAGCTGAAATAGTGCTGGCAACCTATGACCCCATTGGGGCGATGGCAGAGAAAGACCACGAGGCTTTCGCAACGCTGGCCGCACGTATCAACACAGGGAACGAGGCGCTGCTGGGATTGCTGGGCCGCACCCAGGACGGCGAAACCGATCCCGATGATGTGCCGGATGTGCCAGAGGAAGCGCAGTCGAGAACCGGCGTGGTCTACGAGTTAGGGCCACATCGGGTGATGTGCGGGGACGCGACGAGCGTAGACGACGCGAATCAGTTGTTTCAGAAACGGAAACCGTGGCTCGTTACCACGTCGCCGCCGTATAACGTCGGCATTAAGTACGCATCGCACCAAGACGAAATGAACATGGACGACTACGAATACATGATTGGCCGCGTGCTTACAAACGCCCGAAGGTTGATACACGATGGGGGAGCGCTTTGTTGGAATGTCGGCGTGTCCCCGCGGACCCGATGTTGGTGGCACGCTTTCGCGATTGAAAATGCGAAGTTCGTAGTCCAACGGCAGATTGTATGGGCAAAAACTGGTGCAAATATTCCGCTGTGGCAAAACACCATTAAGCGTCCAATGGCGCGGCATTATTTCCCAAACTATAGGCACGAAATCCTATATATTGCATCAGCGGGTGAATGGGTAGAAGGTGGGTCTATCGCTCCCGATCCCGTTGTACAACACGATATTTGGGACATCAGCCAACTGGATCGCAACGATGGACACCCCGCCGCGTTTCCTGTAAAGGTGGCGTTGATGGTGATTAACCATCTGTCGGCAAAAGATGAACTGGTCGCTGATTTATTTATGGGGTCGGGAACTACATTGATCGCAGCCGAGCAGGCAAGCCGCATCTGCTACGGCATGGAAATTGACCCGCGATACGTGGACGTGATCCGGCAGCGGTATGCGGACTTTGTGGGCGATCCGAGTTTGGCTCCCAATGGCTGAACGCAAAGGCGGCAGGTCTGCCAATGACCGATCAGCGGGCAAGTGGAAGCGCCCGTTCCTTGCGGCGTATGCCAACAGCGGCAACATGCGGGCATCGACGCTGGCCGCCCAGGTCAGCCGGGGCCACGTCTATCTGACGCTTCAGAAGGATGAGATATTCAGGGCTG